CCTGCGTCAGTTACGATTAATTTACCATGATTACTTACAACGCCAGATAAAGTGCTTGACCCAATTGATGTGCGACCTGTGATGAAAATTTCTCCTGCTTTTGTTATATCTAAACGACTAAATCCATTTGTACCGAGTAATAAATCATTTCCAGATATATTCCCTATAAAAGAAGATTCATCTCCAGCAGAAATAATAAATTGATTGCCTTTACAATTTGTAATTTGTAAATTGGTTGTACCTGAGTTATTTAAATATAAAAGTGTATCATTGTAGAAATTATCCGAATAACATTCTCCACTACCAATAATTAATGCGCTTTGAATATTGTTTATTCCTTCGCTAAATCCATTTCCTGCTGGACCAGTAGCTCCAGTAGCTCCTTCTGATCCAGATAATCCAGTCGCTCCTGTTGAGCCTCTTGAGCCAGCGACTCCAGTTGATCCTTGAGGTCCAGTAGCTCCTGTAGGTCCACTAGGCCCTGTTGCCCCAGTAAAATTTGGTCCAACACTTGGACCGGTGGCTCCTTGCAAACCAGTAGCTCCTGTTATTCCTGTAGCTCCTTGTGGTCCAGTAGGCCCTGTTGCTCCTGTTGTTCCTGTTGCGCCTAGGCCTGTCGCTCCTTGTGGTCCAGTAGGCCCAATTGGTCCTGTTGCCCCATTTGAAGCAGTAGAATCAATAATTATATCTCCTGCTCCATAACCGTTAACATCAAGGCCATTAGAGGCTGTAACTGTTATATTTGTTCCACCTTTAATTTTAGATACAATTTTATTTAAGTTTTTTAAATTTCCATTTTGAACACTTAATACTGTGTCGTTATTATTTAAATCTATACTAGATACATTTACGAAATCTTTAACATTTTTTGGCGTAGGCATATGTTTTTAGTATTTACACTATTTTAGTATATCAGCGGCGCAGTAGTTGTCCATGATAAATCGTAATCTATTGAATTTTCTGTCCCTAAAAGTTCGTATTCATTAATTCCAGAATTTCCTAATAAAAATCCATCATATTTTATATTTATTAAATTACCACTAGCAAAAAGACCTCTTGTGGAAAAATCTGGATCTATATCAAATTTAAATAAAATTGATATATTTTTATTTCCTCCTATAGAAGAGTCGTAATTAATATTATTAAATTTACATCCACTGAATATATATCTTGTATTATCTACTCCAGATCTATTTGAATTAAAATCACATATTATATTATAATCGTTATCTAAATTTAAGTATTCGAATAATGAACCTGTATTTATATTTTTATTAATGATATTTAAATTTAAAGTTCCTTGTACTGGGAATTGAATTTTATTTACTAATGGAAATTTATAATTTACAGATTTTAATTCTGATCTATTAAATGTAATGTTATAATTTAAACTATATATATTTTCTGTATCAAAGATTATTTTTTTTGCACTAGATAATATCTGTATGCTCATATCTTGTGGTAAAAGAATATTTTCACCCAAAATATTTGTACTTTTTAGATCAAGATGTTTAGGGATTATAATCTCTTCGCTGGTAATTTTCAGATCTCCAGATTTCAAATCTAGTGTTCTATTGAATAAATTACTTCCAGAGTTATAAAAAGTTAAATTATCGCAAGTATACCTTTGATTTACAATGGGTAGATTATTTGTACTAATTTCAAATTGATACTCTTTTAAATAACAATTTTGAAAATGTAGCATACCATAATTATTAGAATTTAAGTCTAAAATATTATTTTTTGTTTTCGGGTTTATAGAATCTTCTGAAGGCTCAAAAGTATATTCAGATAAATCATCTTGATTCTTTTTGATTACTAAGAAAAAATCTTTTTTATCAAATAAATTAAATTTCATCATGCTTGAAAACATTGGGTAAATTTGATAATAGTTGAAATAACCTACATCAAAGTTTAAACGATATTCATTTGTTATTCCGTCTGGAACGTAAGAAAAGTCTAAATCAACTGTTGGGTAATTAAATCCTCGAAAAACTAAATTTTTTGATATTACTTGATTTTTTTTATTAGAATTTATGGTATAATTTACGGTTTGAATTTTTTCTAGTTTTTTTAAAATATTGAACCCACTTAAATAATAGTTGCCCCCATTATTACTTTCACTTTGCTCTCCAGAGTAAGGAGACAAGTATAGTCCTTGCATGTTGTAGATGATTCTGTTCATTATAGAAGATAATTTTGATATCTCAACAGATTGCCACTAGCAAATAATCCGCGAGAATTAAAATCAGTATCAAGATCAAAAGTAAAGTTTAGAGCTGCCGACTTATTGTCTCCAATATTTGAATTATAATTAATATTATTAAATTTACATCCGCTTATAATAAATTTTGTTAATTCTATCTTTTTTGATAAATTCGAATTAAATTCTAAAACTATATTGTAATCATCGTCCGCTTTTAAAGTATCAAAAAAGGAACCGCTTAATGTACTACTAGTAACTAATGATACGTTTAATTCTCCGTTTACAGGGAAAGTGATATTACTAATTATTGGAAATTTATAATTTATTGATTTAACAATTTTTCTATTAAAATTTATGTTGAAATTTAAACCTCTTATATTCTCTTCATAAAATTTAAGAGTCTGATTTTTTGTAATAATATATAAATTTAAATTATTTGGTGTTAATACGTTTACGCCGCTAATCAAAGGTTGCTTTAAATCTATGTCTTTAGGTATTATGATAATATCTTGTGATTTTGTATTTAATCCTGATTTAATATCTAAGCTACTGTAATTTAGATCACTGCCACTGGAATAAAAAAATATATTATTAAATAAATAATTTTGTTGTATCGTAGGCATTTGATTAACTTGTAGATCGAAACTATAATTATTTAAGTAACAATCTTGAAAATGAATAACTTGAAAATCTTTTGTTTTCGGATGGGCAACGTCCTCTTTTGAATTAGGAAAAACAAAAGACGAATTAATAGCAGATTTTGAGTCTAGGTCTTCGGCAGTTTTATTTACAATTAGATAAAAATCTTTGCGATTTGTATCTTTATCGTTTGTACAGATCCCAGAGAACATATTTCCATAGAAATTTTTATTAAAATGACCTACATTAAATCCTAGTCTATTTTCGTTTGTTACGCCATCTGGTATATACGAAAAAGTTAAAGTTCCTTCTGGCGAGGACGCAGTTCCCCTAAATACGCTAATCTTTTGACCAAAAGCTTTCGCGTCTTGTCTTGGTTGTTCTATTGAGTAATTAATATTTTGAATTTTTTCTATCTTTTTTAAAATCTTAAAATTAGGCAAATAAAATGGAAGTCCGTTCTGCTCTTCTTGCGACTTGGGTAAAACAAAAAGCTCTTGTTGATTATATATTATTCTATTAACCATACACCTTAATCCTTGTATAGGATTACACTATTATTTTAAATTTAATATTTACCAAGAAGCCAAAGCTGTTCTTACCCAAGTATTGGTGGATGTGCATATGTATATATGCGTATTATCATAGGCTATATCTCCAGCTGTGCCTGTATCGTTTTTATAAGCTGGAACAGAAGTAAACATAATTCCTACTTTTTTATTATCAAAATATAAACTATTACCTTCAACTTTTAATAGTTTTCCGTTTAAATTAATGTATTTTGTTTCTATCCTTTGGTTCATATTTTTACTCCCTCTAATAACGTGACCCCCCTCGTTGGCCATTTGTGACCCAAGGGAAAATCACAAGAGTTTGTTTGCTTCTTCTTCAAGAAGCGAGCTTGACTCTCTTGACTCCTTCTGCAGTAGGTTTCTACCCCAGAGTAAGTCACGTTATTAGAGCTATGTAAATTGTATTTCATAATTACCATTTTATTACATTTTGCTTCAATGGGTCATTAAGATCTGGTCTTGTCCTGTAAATGAAAAGTTCATTTTGCTCAAAAGAATAGTCTTTTCCAGAAACAACGTAAAATGGAGCCTGAGAGAAAGTATCATTATCTTTTTGATCATAAAATTCTACTACTCTATCATAACCAGTAGCGGTAAATTCTTGAATAGGATAAGTGTTTTTTATAACTACATAATTATTTAAAGATTTATCGTCTCTATCGAATTTAATTTTCATATTAACTTTTTTAGCTTGATGAAGATTAGCTGAAAGTGGTTTTTTAAAGAAAACTTTTTCTTTTTTAATTATTTTATTGTTTGTAATTGGATTAGAAACAATACCTTCATTTTCAAATATAAAAGTAGGATTAAAATATCTTAAAAAGTTATTTATTGTAGAAGCATTAGCGTAGCTAACCCCTCTAATGTCGGTGACAAATCTCATATACTTACCAATCTTTGAGAATGATAAATCTTTAGTACTATATCTAGGCAGTAAATACGCCCCTGTTGGGTCAGTATTTGCGCTTACAAATGAGCCAAATCTTCTGCCGCTTCCTAAAACGTAAAGGGAAGGCGTAGAGGTTCCCGCAGCCGTGGTCATATTAGAGACTATCAAAGGTACACTTGAAGTGTCATTTACATTTCTCCACCCAGAAGTATACGCCGCATTTTGACCTAAGTAAACAGGGGCATTATCTCCAAATTTACTGTAATTATATGGATTACCAGCATTGCCAGAAGCTCTATATATATTTGTAAAATCAACTAAGTCTGGCGATATGCTATAACTAATATTTGAATTATTTGGTTTAGATATAACAAATAACGCCTCACCACTTTTATGTAATCTATAATTATTTTCATTTATAAAATAAGATGGCGAAAGTAGACCGTTATTCGCTACGTAAATACCATTCGCTTCTGGGTCTGGGGCGCCTAATACACCGATTCCTCTGCCGCTTGCTATAGTTGGATATGTAAGGAAGTAAGAGCCTCGATCTTTATTTGCGTAAATAATTTTATTACCACTTTTTACACTAAGCTCTACAAAGGTTTCAAGATGATGGTTTTTAGGTTGAATAAACAATGCTTGGCCACTTATTAAGTTGTAACTTGCATATCCATTACCGATAATTGGATTAAATCTAATCGATTGCAATGCTAAATCTTTATATGCACTTTGAGCATGAAATTTAACAAAATTATTATTTCCAGATACTCCAGTAAATAAATTACTGGGAGTTCTTTCGTAACTATTATCTTTATTCGCATCATTTAAGACAACCATGTATGGTTTTGCGCGCAAAGAAGATATATATCTTTTTTGATTTAGTGGGGTATTTACGCCCTGTTCTAAAAGACTGCTTTTTGGTTCTATAGTATAGTATATAAAGTTGCCAGGTTCTAATCCAGAAGGTATACCTTCTAGTTTTTGATTTTCATTAATATATCTTCTAAATGAGTTTCCTTCTAAGCCTAAGCTTAACCATTTTTGTTTTCTGTATTTGTTTTGATCTGTAGATGCTATTGGTACTGGCGGAAAAAATCCAGTAGAAACGCTATCAATAAAAAATTGCTGACCACTATTAAGAGTTATTCCTTCGTTTTTGTTGATGTACGCAAATCCGCCATTAGGTACTTTTTGAAGACTTAAAACTCTCTCGTATATATTTGACATATTAATTTAAACTCCAATTTGTTCCTAAAACTGACGCTCTCCAATCTCCATCACCTACTCCATTTCCACTTACACATATAAAAATATAATCTCTATCAAAAGCTATTTGTCCACTATATCCTGGAGAACTAGGCGTTGAAGGTGTATAATTTGGATTAAGAATTAAATTATTTTTTAAAGTTTTAGATCCAGTTATAGTTTGGTCTGTATTTAAAGTTACGTATCGAAGGTCTAATTGCCCAGAGTTAGTGAGCTGTGGAGTAAAAATTTGTAAACCATTAAACGTACGCATACGGGAAATTACACTTTTTTCATGCTAATTAGACTTGCTATGGTAAAGTAGAGAAGCTATATAATTTGTCACTTGATGCTCACTCGCAATTTCTTGTATATTGGTGACTTGTTCTTGATTTTGATCAAATGGCTTTTCTACATACTCTTCTATTTTAGATTTCCAGTTTTCGGGAGGTTCATTAGCAATAATTATTTCAGATATCTTTTCGCTGTCTTCTTTTTGTAGATTACTTAGTTTTTTAACGCTAAACTTCTTTCTAATAGAGGACTTTACTTCTTCTTCAAGATTTTGCGCTGCTAATATATTTTCTTTGATTTTGGTTACGGAGAAATTAGCTTTAGAACCAATTGGTTTTACATTTTTTGTAGATTGAGGTATCCCATTAGAACCTGATGGTCTTCCAGCTTGACCAGATCCACTCCCTCCAATAATTGGTTGGTAAAGACCTTGATCTTTTAACTCTTTAAACTTTTGTTGAGACTCAATAGACTCTTGTGCTGTTGGAAGCCTACCGCTATCGATTGCCTGTAAACCTTCTTCTGGAGTTAAAACTCCCAATTCCACAAGCCTATTAAATATTCTAGAGTACTGTACATCATCTTTAAGATTCATCTCTTCAAATGATGGTGTTGGGAAGTTCTTAAACCCAAGATCTTTACTCATTCTTCTGATTTCTGGAATCAGAAACTCATTTATAAAAACTTCTCTTGCTTGCTTTAGTCTTTCAACAAATACTTGTACTTTGATACTTTGATTAGCGAATTTTTCGCTACCAATGAGTACATTGTTTAGACCAATTTGAATATCTCTATCAACTACTTCGTATTTTTGAGGACCTATTAGATTTCCTATGTCTGGAATTACAAATTCGGCTTTTGTGGTATAGTCTGCAATCAGAACTCTACCAACGCTTTGGTTTTCAAAAAGGGATTGCATCGCCTGAAGATTCTTCTGGTTAACTCCGCCTTTTTCTGGGTCTGTTCCCATAGTAACTAGAAGAACTGCTTGCTGCATTGTACGAGTCACTGCCATGTCCATTTTTTTCATCTCAAGTTTCCAATTAATATCGTCTAAAACTGGAAAGCCCATTGGGATAGAAAGCGGCTCATAATCTTGTTTTTTGTAAAATACCGCTGCTAGCTTACTTTTATCTAATGGTACGAGTATATAAGAGTTACTTTTATTTTTTATTTGATCCTTGATCTGATCATTAAGAGAATTATACACTTCAATATCTTCTTCGGTCTTAGGAGACCTTAGTCTTTCTAGTTCGTAGTCACTTAAGAGTTTATAGTATGTATTAAAAGAATAATTGACATTTCCTCCTACATAAACATCTGCAGGATTCATCAAAGTATATCTCGCTGGAAGCTTTACGCTACCGTCCTGGGCTATGGATTTTAATTTAGAACCAAAAGCTTGAGTAATCTTTAATAATTGCTCTGGATTTAAAGAGGTGTCAAACCTATATGTAAATACATTACCGCTTCTATAGTATTCGCGAAAAAATTGGTCTTGAAAACTTGCTAGATTTATTTTTTTAAAATATGCTTCAAAAAATTCCCTAGACTTCTGACTTCCACCGCTTAGATATATTGGGCTACTAGAAAACTCACTCATTAAATCAATTGTGTTTCTAAAAATTGCAACATTGTAATAGGCTTTTTGACACAATATAATTGCATCCCTAACATCTAATGTAGATAAATTCTTTACATAATTTGAATATTTAAAAGGAATTAGACCATTGTCAATATTTGTGAATCTATTAGTCTTCTCTATTGTAGAAGATGCATTTCTTCTGGACCCAGTAGTAGCAGCTCTAATTTCTGATATTTTTAATTTTGATTTATTTAGGTCACTTCCATAAACCATTAGAGGCTCTGACTCGGGTTGCGACAAAGGCGCAGAGGCTTTAGTTTCTTGTATTTTTTTAGATTTTTTATTCATTTATTCAGTAAATTACACTTATTTTATCATTATTGGGGTAAATGTCGGAGATATGTCTTCTTTTTTAGCGCTCATTATATCATAATAGCATTTTAAACCCCAATTTGCTAATAAAAGTGCAGAATAATTATCTTTTCTAGCTTTATTCGCTGAAGAGCTTCTTTTTAGGTGCTGTGGTAAATCAAAAGATTGAGTGCCTCTTGCTGTAGACGAATGCTCTACTAGAGTACATTGTTTTTTAGTTTGATAAATAAAATCATCTTGATTTTCAATAAAATCAAGAGTAGACCAATCATCTTTTCCTTCGCTTTTCATTAAATCTAATGGTATATTTAAACTAAATTGACTTTGAAAAAAATCATCGTTGGCGCAAGCTTTGCTAGCAAACCATATTCTCTTATAATCAATACAAGCCTGTAAGTGTTCGTTCGCTTTTCTAATAAAATTACTTGTAAATACTTGATTAAAAGCGATTTTTTTATTTTCTAAATTATAAGAATTTCTAGCTTTTCTAACCTCTTGGTCGTAATCAGCACCCTCTAAATCTGAATTAAATTCAAAAGAACTAATTTTAAAGTTATTATTTTTAAACAACTCAGATTGATTGCATGCAGAAACAAATACATCTGCTCCAGCGTTATCAAGAATAGCGAATACAATATTAAAATTAGTCATTATATAATATAGATATTGAACATGGTTTTTTAAATTTCCAAGGCCTGCGTATGTATGAACTAAAGTTCCAGTTTTTGTTTCATCATCAACTTCTATAACAGCCATAGCAAAATAATCTGCATTCGGGCTGTCACTCATATTCGGATCTATACCTAAGATATATTTTTTATTAGGTAATCCCTTCATTAATGTATGAGGAGCTTGACCATTTGGAATGGTACACTCCTCCATTTTCTTTGCGCTGAAATAACTATCACTGCCATCAATAAATCTAGCGCAATATTCTCTAAGAAAACTACTATGACTAGATCCTCCTGCTTGAGCTTCTTCAATAATTGTTTTATCAATCATTTCTTCTGGGAGAGCTTCGTAACTCATTTGAGAAATAAAATATGTAGCTTCACTTTCTTCTTTCGAAATAATTTTTTCTACCCACTCGTTGTGTGTTTTATATAAATTTTCAAAAGTATAACTTGCAGATGAAAGAGCAATCATTTTACTGTTATTTGTAAAAACCATTCTATCCTCTTCTTTCATTGCACCTTCCTTAATAAGGTTATCTTCCATTTCTCTAATATCCATTCGTTCTTTCATATTTTGAGGAGCAACCAAGAACGGCATAAGAACAGTTTTAACTATATCTTCTGATAATAAAAGAAACTCATCAAGCACAAGAACATTAGCGCGAAAGCCTCGAATTTTTTCACCACTTAATGGAATTGCAACAATACTTCCACCGTTAATCTGCCATTCATATTGATCGTTTCTTTTACTTTTTGCGCCAAAAGCTTGTTTTAGTAATTCTCCACCTTTACTATCAACAATTTTTTCTAAATTATTAAAAATAAATCTAGCAGTTCTGAAGGTAGGTCCTGCAATTAATATTTTTGTATTTGGTTCAAATACGCATTGGAGAAAACAAAATACAGCGGCAACAAAAGAATTATGAGATATAAAGCCGTTACTCCAATATTTTTCTCCTATTGGAATATTAAAATCAACACAGTCTTCGTCAATTTCTTCAATAGATTTTATCTTATCAAAATAAAAATTTTCTTTTTGAATTTCTTTAAGATTCTCTATTTGATTATCATTAATATTGTTTTTATCGAACAAATCTAAATATTTAGATAAAGATATGTAAGAAATATTTTTTTGATCTCGTTTTCTAATATTACATCTCCAATTAGATTCGTCATTTTTATTTATTTTATTGTTTTTCTTAATATTATTGCAAACATCTTTGACGTAAGGTATAATATCTTTATTTGTGTTAATTTTTTTATTAGATTTAATGTGTTTATTTAAAATATTATTTTTTCTATTGAGTTTAAAGCTAATTTCATCGTTAAATTTAAGACAATCCTGGCCAGATATTTCTACTTTATAGCATAAACCAAATTTTGATTTAGTTTTACATATCCTTAAGGAGGATACGATTCCAAAAGAAAGTAGACTTAGATGAACTTGCTCTGCTAAAACCTTAGAAACGGAACAAAAGCCTATGCGCATTATTTTTTTATCTACCCATCCATCTGTATCAAATAGGCCAGATAAACAGCTTTTTAGTTTATTGAAATCACAAAGGATTTCGCTAGGAATTTGTTTTGTATAAGATAACGAGCGTTTTATTTTATATTTATCGATTAAATATTTAGAAAAATTATTGTTAATTCTTATCTCGTATAAGAATTTTGTTTTATTTCTTAAATTAGAGTTTCTAGTATTTTTAATCACAAAATTCGCTAATTGTTTATCTGCTGTGGTATATGCTATCCATTTAATTTTATCTGAATAACATCCATCTCCAATTAATAATCCAATTAGATAGCTTTCTTTGTCAAAGTAATGTTTTTTATTAATTGAATTTCTTTCTATACAAACATAATCATTAACTTTAAGTTCTGGATATTTCGTCCAATGAATCTTAGCGTCGCTTTTAATAGATTTTATAATATGATTTATTGAACCGATCAATTCGTATCCTCTTTCTGTTTTTATTTTTAAGCATTTTTTCTTTTGCTGAACAATAATTTTATTTGTATTTTGCCAAGATTTTCCATTCCAAAGTTTTATTTCTGGAATATCAAGAATGTAATTATTATTTTTTGCGGA